ACCGAAGGGGAAGAGACAGGAGCCACCTGCGCCTGTGCGGACGGAACTGCCGCAAAGCCAATCATCAGTGCGAGCAGGACAATTCCGCTGACTTTAGCGATATTTTTCGTGTTCTTCGCAATAGCAGCTGTGTTCGCTGCGGAGGTAGTCGAGTCGGTAGAGTGGATCAATCCCCAGCCTGCCGTGATCGCAGCCAGCAGTATGGGGATATTTACGTCCTTGCCGTTGAGATAGTTGATTCCTGCATTGGCCAGTCCCGCAACGATTGTGAGGATACCGAGAGTAGTAGTCTTCCAGTTCAACATTGCATCTCCTTTTTTGGTAATCTTCTTCAACTTCTCCCAACACTTCCAAATCCTAATCGCGTCAATGATATTCATCAGTGAATCCTCCTCCCACTAAACATCGAGCGAAGCTGATCAGATCGGTGAGAACCCGGACCGCCTTGATGAATCATCGTAGAATAAGGAAGCGCGATTTGTTTCTGTTGTAACTGATTCATCCGAAGGAACTTTGCATCCGCCACCTTCGAGGTGGGGTTCCTGAGAATCTGCGGGATATACGCCATCGCGTCGATCTGATCGCAGTACTTACCACGAGGGAAAGTGGTCAACTCGTTCAGGACATCAAGCTGCTTGCGGCGCATGAAGAACCGACCGAACTCGATAATCGGAGCCAGGGTATTGCGGATTCTCCATTCCTTCTTCGTGGTGATCTCGCCGTCTGGCCCCTCTACTTCGCCTTTGAGTTCGGTGATCCGCAGAGGCCAATCCTTCACGGTGTTCAGATACTTGAAGTGGGGGAGCGCCAAGGACTGGCCTGCACACGTCTCGAATCCGACAGAGTGACACCGCCATCGCTTCGCTATATCATAAATCTTGTTGAAAAAAGTCTCATGGGAAGAGGCTTCGGCCCAGCTTTCCAGCAGATAATAGTTGTTTTCGGGTGACATTCCAAGAACAACAATTGCATGACGGCATCTGCCTGTAGAGGTGTGAGTTGGGTCACAAGCGATAACAACATCGAGTTTTCGGTAGTGAAGATCAGGTCGTATGATTCCATTCTTCACCTCGTGGCGGATCATCAAGCTACCGTCGTCGTTGTCTCCCACTTTGTAGAAGTCGTACCAGTTGATATCGGCTTCAGCGAATTCGGCATCCTCAGGAGCAGCGGGATTATTTATGTACTGGCAGGAAAAGCGATAACTACCCAGGTCATGCTTAAGCTTCATCAGCTTCTCAATCGAGAAGTGCTCCGGGAAGATCGGAGTATCTGAGGGGTGCTTATCGCAGCACCCGCCTAGGGCGGAGTGGCTTTCAATCTGGAACCCCTTCGGATCATCCTTGCAAATCTGCTCATGCTCCCTGATGTAGCTGTTAAGGTCACGGTAGCCCCACCGATTCCCAATTACCAGTCGATCGCCGATATGATTCGGGTCGCCGTGCTCAAACAGGGCTGCTACGAGGACATGGTAGTCGATTGTCTTTTCAATCACCGAGGGAGACTCAGCCTCTTTCGGTCCGACAAGATCATCTTCGATAATCAGGCCATTGTAGTGGCGGGACTGAGAGGCGCCCCCAACTCCGATGAAATCAAAAGTTCCTTCTCCATGCGGAGCGGCGTCGAGAGGCTGGCGCACTTGTAGGGAGAAGTCCGTCCACCGTTCTGAAGAACTCGGCAAGGTTTCGGGGAACAGAGTTCGGTAGATCGAGTTCGACTCGTAGTGACGACGGATTTTCGATCCGAGTTTCGAGGAGTTCGTAATGTTCGACGAGACCAGCAGATTCCGCTTGGTACAATCGTGCATCAGAATCATGTGCCGGATGAACTCATCGTCGAAGCCGAGCTTCAAGAAAAGGTCGATGTCCTGATTTGCCAGAGGGAGCACTCGCCACATCGGCATCCCCTCACCAGCGATTGTAGAGTTGTGAGTTGGGATAAATCCCTCTCCCACTAAGAATAATCCATCAACTCGATCTATTGTAATACAGCACACGATTCTTGGTGATGTTCTTACAACATCTACAATCTGCCTAAATTGAGGTCGGATACTTCGGCAACGCTTTACCTTTCTTGCAAGTAGGAATGGTGCTTTCTCTTTACTCGCATAAAAAGTAAATACAAAAAACTTGCCACATGACTTCCCATCTAAAGATGAATCATATGATCCAATCTTAGACGGCTTATAACCTAAGCTTGCGACTAATATCCTTGTCTGCTCAACAAGCAAACGACTCATTCCAGTAAATGAGCATTGCCCCTCTTTGCTCACACTACCATCAGTATCCATCAGACCACGAAGTAGTTGCAGTCTGCTAGTGGCGGTAGCAAATAAGTAGTCGATTGGAATGTGCTTATTGTTTAGTACATCAATCTGCCTCAATCTTTTAGTAAAATCATTACAAAAGGCATACCTCATTGATGTCTCATTCTTTCGGGTAATCTCACCAAAAGAAGAGCACATATCCGGGATATCAGAAGTCTCAGCGGTAAATCTAGCTCCTGCACTATCTCCATCTCCGAGCCACACGCCAAGAGCATATGGATGAATAACAAGTGGAGTACCTTCCATTTTTATGGAAGAGGCGACCCAGACTCGATGATTGTACTCCTTATACCCATCCCTGATTGTGTAAACTAAATCAGCCTTAATCTCTGAGGTAGTAGAGATTTTATTTGACAAACTAGGATCAAGTCTTGCCTTACGATTATTCTTTCGTACCCTGGTTACCTGGGTTGTCCATTCATGCCCCTCATCTGCCACAATTGCATCTCCAGTTGAGAATCGAACCTCGTATGAATTCTCACTCTGAAAATGGGGAGTTACCCTAGTTATCTTAACTGGATTTCCATCAATACCAAATACATAATCCCCAACTTTAAGTTCCCCCATCTTTCTAAATCCAAGGGGGGTTGGAATCAAGGTATCAATGTCCAGGGCTTTGAAATGGTCCCTGGGCATCTCGATCAGCTTATGTAGGGTATCGCATTCGAGAGACCGACAGAACGGCTCGTGAAATGTGCGGGTGAGTTTGTCCCGTTTCAAGGAGATCTTTAGGAAATAATACAGAGAGCCCAAGCAGTTTAGTCGGTGCATCCTCAGCATGGTTACTGGGTCCATGTCCTCGGTGATCGGGATTGGCTCGAAGTATCTCATCGCGGAGCGATTATGCTTCTCCTTCTTGCTGAAGTATCATCGGAATCGCTGGGTACTCCGCAGCCTGCGGTTTAGGTTCCGAAGTAAGGGTGGTGGCAAGATTACGTCCTTCATCTGAGACTGCAACCGAAGGTTGGGAAGAAGTCCGAATCTCCGCCACCACTTTATTTCCCTGCATTGAGAGGTAGGCAATCACGTTCTCAGGAAGCTGAGGACCACTGTCGCCACCACGTTCAACAGGGGCCTTCCCCTGCTCAGTCAAGGTCTTGTTAGGGTCGAATTGGAGGATTGTCTTAGCCGCAACAAGTGCTGATCGGAGATCTCTCCGCTGAGTGACCCCCTCCACAAGGGCACGAAGGGCAGCAGGAACTGCCGCTCGTGCAAGGTCTCGAATCTGGTCGTCTTCACCTGCGAGTTGTTCGTCAATCTGGGTAAGTCTTCCCTCAAGTAGCCCCTCCTCAATCTCTTTGTAAGTAGGAGTCTTAATCGCCAACGTAAGTGCTTGCGGCGTCAATCCAACCATCTCCGCAATCTTGGCATCCGACATCCGGCCTGCAACGCGGTAGCGTGCGATCTGTTCATACCGAATGACACTCTTCGAGTTTAGAGACCCAGCAGGGCGACCAGCCCCACCGCCAGTTCCGCTGGCTCCTTGCGAAGGTGAGCTTCCTGAACCAGTTTGCCCTCCAGCGTTGGATTGGGTGGAGGCGGTCGGTTTTGGATAAGATGCCATTGGTGCAGTTCTCCCTGTAAGCAGTTCAAAGTATACTCCGTCTGCAGAGCAGAGTCAAGACAATCTCGAAGGGATAAGTCTTAGTGCCGGAGGCATTTGTAAATAGTGTGCTACACTTTGTGTGACAATTTGGACGGAGGATTTCTCACTTCGTGATTTTAATCAACCTCTCCAACCAGAGAGTAATCACCGCAGGTGTCGATTCTGGTATTTGGCAAAAAATTATTTATGTAGGAAGGAGCGGTAAATATCAAATTGAAATTTTAGCCCATGTCACTTCCTGGGGCTCCTGT